GCTGCTTTGGGTCCAAACAATGGCTTGAATACCACGCTGTTCACAATCACATTGTCGCTGATCATTTTGTAATCATTGAGTCCTTGATAGGCTGTACTCAGTTGATCTATTGTGGGCACAGCAGGTTTGGGCACTGTGCCGGTGGTATCTCGCAGCCAATTCTGATAGGCAGTATAGTAGGCCTGATTGACCACATACAAGTCGATGATGTTGGTGGTGCCTGGATCAATTCTGCTGGTCAGCGAGGCATTGTGTCTGTATTGATAGTAAAGACTTTGTCGACCAACACGAGCCTGCCATTGATCTGACACTTCTACAAGACTGCGCACACCAGTTACACTGATGGCCAACAGGTAGAAGGCTCCCAGTTGACCGGCCAAGGGTCCAATGGCAATGGTCTGATTGTAAGCGTAGAATACCTGTCCCGGAACGTACTGTGTCAAGACCACTTCAATGGCATCTTTGGTAGCATAGTCTGAATTAACGCGACCTGGTTCTACCAAGAGATAACGCTGGAGGTTGTCAAAGTCCACTGTCTTTTCAAAGAATACCAATTTGGTAGTGGGGTTCACAGCAGGCGCTACTATTTCATTAAAGAAGTCTGGATCAATTGGGGCACCATTACCGGGGGAATATTCATAACTGACAAATACTTCAAAGTCATCCACAAAACCATCACTGGCCACTGGTTGTCCAACAATGCTCATGCGGATGTCGCCAGGCAGTGGAATATGTGTGTCAGGTCTTGAATTGGTCTTTAATACATTCACAAAATCACTGATCACTGAGCCTGTGCGACTATCGTAGATGCGTTGTCCTGTTTCAAAGAAAAATCTTGTTTGCAGTACTGAGCCAAACAGGTAAAACAGCGCACGGCTGGTCACTGTGTAACTGCTGCCGTTGGTCACAAATTGAATCAGCCATGAAGCATCTTGATTGGTGCCTGTGGTACTGCCTGCGTACTGTTGACTCCAGGCAGCATTGGTGGCCAAGTTAGTGCTGGTGATCACATACCACGTGTAAGGTGTGCCTGTGATTGTGCCTGTGCTGTCATAGCCAAGACCAAAGTTTCGATACAATAAAATTTGATCAGTTATACTGGTCACCGTGGTGCTGGGCAAGTCTGTCACAAACAGGGGAATAACCGACACAGGAATAGCACCAGTAGGAACAAAATTGTTCAGTATGACAGGACCAGCGCCTGTGGTAAAATTGCCTTGGCCTTGGTTGGTGCCATCCAACACAATGGCTGTGGGGCTGGCCCAGATAATCAATCGGTCGTTGTCCTGAGTGGGCGATCCCAACTTCAATTCATTGTTGCTGTTAAAATAGTAGCCCTGTGGTGGCACAAATTGTACCAGTGAACCCACCTGTATGAACTTGCTCACAGTACTGCTGTAGGTTCCAATGGCAGCAGGGTAACCCAACGAATTTACAAAGTAACCAGTGGTCTCGTTGGACAATGTTGTGCTTTGATGCCAGGTAAAACCCAGTGGCACAAGATCAGGTCTTGGAAAGTTGTCATAGTAAAATTGATCTAGACCTGTGGAAATCAACAGAGGTTGAATTTGATTGGTGATCACGGTGGCCACATCATTGCGTGTGAGCCAGGTGAAGTTGAATGTGGGCAGTTGATTTTCTTCCCACAAGGCACCATCACTGCCAAAGGTGTTGGTTGAAGAGTATTTGCCGGTATTGTCAACTAGATCAAGATATCTTGACGTGCCAATGGATGCACGATTCAAGGCCTTGCTCTTGATAATCGAATTGTACAGTGTGAATGGGAAGTTGTTGTAGTCTTCGCCATTGACCATGCGGTTCTGTGTGTAGTACCTAGCAGGCGCACGTTGCTTGATTTCGTCCAAGGTCTCACGAGGTTGTGCGTTGCTCACCGGCTGTGTAATACCGCAGGTGAATGTGATTGTTTCTATGTTTCCAGTGCGGCTCACATAACTGATAGGTATGATCACACTCTGCATTTCTTCTGGATTGATAATGTAGGCCAGTCCGTTTGAAGCGCGAACATAACAACGGAAGGTGCCCACCGGAATAGTGCTGAACACACCGTCGCCAAATGTCAGTGTGATTTGATCATTGGTTCTACTGACCACTGAAAACAATTTGCGTTGATCTGGAGCCAGTTGCTCGGTGGCAGCCGCGTACACACTCTGCACGTACTGCCATTCATATTGTACATTGCCCACTGTGTCTAGTTGAAACAGCCAACGGTCTTCGTTGTTGACACCTTCAATGTTGATGGGCACTGTCTGGTTGGCCACACGCTCACCAAGATTGAAATCTTGATTTTGTAGTACACCTTGCTTGAAATAAAAGAAATAGCCGGTGTTGGCGCTGGCAAATCCCAATTGATCGTTGCGGAACAACACATTGAATATACCGTTGGGCAAGGGACTGGGTTCGTACACATAGTCTCGTCCCACCGATGTTGAATTTACTGCTTCAAATGGCATGTTGACGCCGTCTACTGTGGCAGTGTAAGGAATCACTGGCAGGTATCCTGGCACCAAGTTGATGCTGTATTCGCTTGTGTCAACTCCCACTATGGTCTGTTTGGCCCCTGGACGACCAACTCGTTGTGTATTGACCAATGCCGCATTGATAATAGCAGTGAATTGTTCTACCCAGTTGAAATTGGTAGGATCATTCCAGTTGATTGTGACATTGGCCAAATTGACGCCATTGAAATCTGTGACATTTTCGGTGGTTTGTACGCTGAATACTTTGAGATAACCTTGTGAGGCCTGATTGCGTTTGGGAGTGTAACTGACCAGTTCAGCCAGTTTGACCACGCTGTCTCTGCGCTCGGCTGTGCCTAGATAATTTTCTCTAGTGTTTAGATCATTGCGGAAACTCATGGCCTGACCCATGAACGCAATCACATCCAGCATGGCAATAAATTCTGAACTTTCAATGTAGTCATTGAAACTTTCAGGATAGTATTGGCGTATGTAGTCTACAAAACTCTTGCGCAAGGCTTCAAAGTTGTAACTTTGAAAGTCTGCCTCTCTATAGGTTTCGTAGATGCGTTTCCAATCCTCAACGCCAAATACAACTGTTTGTCTAGTGGTTCTTGCCATAATAGTCCGTTTCTTTTATTTATTGCAAAAATAAACGGCGTAGTTATACGTAACTGGCACGTCGGGTTTCTTGATTTAAAAATATACTCAGCAATTCTGTAGTCTGGCTTGGTACCAACTGTACCTGCAATTCTATCAACACACCGTTTTGTTGTGGATAGTAGTTGACATCACTGAGATATACTCTTGGATCGCCACCAGCAATTCTTTGTATTTCGGCCAGAATAGCAGTTTCTGTGGTGTTGTCTTGATTTTCAAAGATTGCATCTGCCAAGGTAGATCCATACGCAGGACGGCCGGGCAAGGTTCCTTGACGAATGTTGAAAGCATTCAAGAGGTCACGCTTGATCAACTCACCGTCAGTGAGTGTGAATTTTTTGTATTGATTAATTGTGCTATAGCCTACAAATGTGGTCATAAAGGTATTTATGTGTGCAGTTACCAGAAACTAGCAATGTACTCAATTGCTTCTGCGGCATACTCTTGTGCGCCAGCAATAATTTCCTCTGCACCAGTTGTCAAAGCGGATACATCAAAATTGGACAGTGCTGATGAGTCCAGTCCCAAGGCGTCAAGTCCTGTTTCCAGTAATTCTTTTCCATAGGTCTGCAGTTCTGCCAATACTTCTTTTGATCCGGGTATGTCTTTCAACAACTCTCCAACTCCTGGCAGACTTTTTGCTTGATCCAGCAATTGTGCGGCTCCTTTTACTTCTGTCAAAAGGCCCTGCCCTGATTGTAACAAACTGATTATGGGATTGGCTCCGGGCACTTGACTCAGTGCCGCCACACCGGCTGCGGTCGAAGCCAATCTAGTGAGCAGGATTGATGCCGACTGATTTACTGTGCTCAGTTGCGTGGCCTGTGCTCGTATGTCAATACCCAGTACAGGGTTGGCAAATATATTGCGAGGTATCTTATCAGTACCTATGATGCTGTTGAAAGCAGTGTCTACCACTGAGCGATTGACTGTGTGAGAATAGCCCTTGGGGGATTGAACTCCTGTCTGTAAAGGATTTCCGCCTCCACTGACTGATTGGTTTACTGAGCCAAAATTTTGACCAAATATTGAATTAATAGTCGATGTGGTCAATTGACCAATATCGCTGCCGCCTAGTGTGTTGTTCAACCAACCCAGGGTAGGTCCTAGACCAAAGTTGGCAGCATTGTTCACAAGAGGCCCAACAGTTGATGCAGTGTCGGCCAATGCTGGCAGTCCCAATCTGTAACGAATAATAGGGTCAGTGGGATCGGCGTTGCCCAACGATTGCAGTTGTTCTGCTGTGAGTCCGGCATATGGATCTGCCAAACTGCTTGTGGTATCATTAACCACTCCCAACTCTGACAAGTTGCTGTAACTGCTGGCCAAACAACTTTGTTGGGCCACGCTCTGTAATGTGGGGTTGGTCAGCACAGCGTCCAAACTGTCAGCACCACCTAGACCAGTCCACACTGTGGGACTGCTGAGAGTACTGACCAGGTTGGCAGGATCTTGGTTGACCAACTCTGCTGTGCCAGGTTTGATTAAACCAGCCTGTTGCAGTTGATCGGCTGAAAGCCCAAATGTACCAAGACCTTTTTCGTTAGTGACTTCAGCGGCTGTTTGATTTGTGGCCGCAGCCGTGGAAGACATAAGCCCTTGAACCTGTGTGGTTGTGAGTGGGCCCACAGGGCTGCCAGCCAACACTGTGGTATTGACAAATGTAGATATCGAGGTTGGGTTAGGTGCTGGGAGATTGGGTATCTTGGTCAAGATTCCAGCAATAGTTGCTAGGTTGCCAGTGCTCACAGCCGATGTGACCTGACTCAAGGCCGTCACAAGGCCTCCTTTGGCCTGTACTAGGCTGTTCAATACATCACCGGCTCGCAGTCCTGATAGGCTGCCGGTAGCATACTGTTGATTGAATATGGCCTGTGCTTGGTCGTAGGTAGATCCTGCTGGTCCAGTCATTTCTACTGTTTGACCTGTAGGGGTGACAAATTTAAATACGTTCATTTGACTTGTAGATTCCATCCTGCTGGCACAGGTACAGCCGTGGGCGGTGGTGTGGGTTGGCCATTCACAAAATCCACCACCACACTCACACCTTGGTTGTGATATTTATAGGGTTCATGTGTGGGTGCTCGTGTGACAATACTTTCTAGTGCACCGGCCTTGACCTGCCAACCCTTGCTGTTGTTGAACACAGTGTCGTCCAAGGTGCGTTTGGGATACAGTTTGGGTGGTGTCACTGTCTTGGCTGATCCGCCATTGAGATCAATTCTGCCTGCTTTGAGACTCAGTTTTGTTCCACCTTTCCACGAACTTGTTTCGCCCTGTAGGCTCAAACTTCCGTCACTGCGAATACCAATCTTGGCTGTGCTGTACAAGGTCATGCCTGTTTCGGCTGCTAGATTCATGGTAGTCACTGCACCAATGTTGGTGGCTGCACCACTCTTCATGCTGATGTTGCCACCAGCATACATGTTGATGTCTTTGTCAGCATGCAGATTGATAGTGCCTTCTGTACGCACGTTCACACTGTTGGTACTATACACATCCACTGTGCCTTCCACTCCCAGTTCAATCCAGGTTTGCCCATTGGCATGTGCTATATAGATAAAATCGCCCGAATCGTTCATCATAACCTGATGGCCCTTGGCCGATCTCATGCGGAACAAGGCATTGTTGCCGTCAAGGTCTCCATCATCCATCACAAGAGTGTGCCCGCCATAGCGACCAATTATCTTGACATCTTGTGGATTTACTGTGGTAGTGCTCAATTGCTTTCTTATGGCAGCAGGATCCTGCCCGCCAGCATACACAGGCTTGCCTGGTGTTGATATACCATACACTGTGCTGGGGCTTTCTCTTTGTGCAGTGGAACCAATGGGTCCGCGTTCGGTGTCGTTGCTGAGCCCTTGTTGAAAGTATATGGCCGCCTGTACCGAGTGTACTGGCTTGGGTTGATCAAAGAATCTAGGATTCTGTTCAGTTTGCTTATTTTCTGTGTTGATCTCAGTGACTGGCAGTTGCGCCGAATTGGCAAAGTACGCGGCCTGTGCCTTGTTGTCTGTTACGTATTGACCTTTGACGGATGCTCCTATGGCTGGCAACATGTGATTGAGACCTGGTTCAGGTATACAACCCACATAGTATCCCAAGTTAGGGTCGCCATTCACAAAGAAACACAGTACTCGAGTACCAATATCCGGAGGCGTAAACCACATGCCATAACTTTGCTGATTTCCAGGATAGGTGCCTGCACCTGTGCTGGTACTGTCCTTGGGTGTGAGTCCATAGAATGGCGGCAGGTAGTTGACTGTTCGCCAGGTGCTGGGATTGTCTTCGCCGCCTTGGTTGAACTGTTCAATAAAAACTTTGAGTTGGCCGCCACGAGCATCGTCCACATTGTTCTTGACCGTGCCCACAAATGGGCCTACGTCAGCAATTTGTCCCCCGCGGTCAAATTTGAAATTTTCTGATCTGCCTGAACTTCGTTCTAGATTTTCTGCCATTGCTGTTCCTTATCCTGGTCCGCCATCTTTGGCTATGGTTTGTGGTGCTGTGGGTGTACCCGATTTTGAGGTGCTGTTTGCAATATTTGTCAGGTATGCACGACCTCCTAGGGCCTGTATGTCTCGTTCACTACCATTGGCCAATACGGCCTGTGCTTCAGCCACGCCTATTCTACCTGACGCCACTTCGTTGTTGGCTGGGCCAACAGTTTGTGTGGTGAGTGCAGTAATGCCATCTCGACGGGTGTTTTCCCATGCATTCTTACCTGTATTAGAACCACTGCCAGGATCAAATGGCGGAAGTCTTGATTGATTGTCTGTTGGTGTTTTTACAGGACGACCAGCATCTATGGCCGCAGTATCGCTATTGTATTGTGCCCACTGGCCTTCAATTTCCTGGGTAAATTTTCCACCCCGGAACATGTGTGTGATCTTGGTGGCCACATAGGTGGTGGCTTCTCTTGATAGACCGGCGATGCCTTTGGATCTGTCGGCAAAATAATTTTGGGTGCCTGGATCTAGTAGTCCTGTTTGCAAGTCATAGTCTGTGGGTCGATTCCAGGCCACGCTGAAATATGCACCGCTGGCTTGAGTGTTTATGGTACCATCTGGAAAAAAGGCCGAAGTTGTAAACGACTGCTCCACAGTGTCCATAAGTGGACTGGGCATCCAGGCAGGATCACCTACCACGGTGAGTTTGACTGATGCAAGATCTGAACTGTAGAGAAAATCTGCGGCATTGGCTCCTGACTCGTACACTCGCTGTTCTGCGCCTTGACTGCTTTGCCCACTCACTGCAAAGGTTTGAATTTTCCATTGCTCTCTGGTGTTTACTTTTCTTGCGTTATCTTGTTGTGTAGGAACATCTGCGGTTTTGGCCTGTGTCCATTGATGATTAAAACTTTGTTCAAATTGTAAAACCTGAGTATTCTGCCCTGTAAACCAATAGTTGTAATTTTTATGTACTCCTCTGAATTTTCCTGCCGGAAAAAACACACTCAGCATGGGAGTTTCATAAGGTACAACAACAAAAGTCATGCGATAGGCATGATCCTGGCGTTTGCGATCGTATCCCAAGGCCTGAACTTGTACAACAATATTGTACCAGGCAAATTGTTGTGCAGGTTTTCCGTTTGATTCCCACTGTTGCGTTTGAGTATTCCAGACCACATTGGCCTGACCAATGATATAGTTACTGCTACGGATCACTTGATCAATAAACTGCACAATTTGTTGTCCGGCTCTGGCTGCACGAGTTCTAACTGTGGGATCAATGCTTTGTTTGTTTGGTAACAACTGTTGCGCGGCTGTGAGGTTGCTGGAGCCTCCGGCCAGGGTTTTGTCAAAGTCTCCTGCGGGTACCATGCCGGCAGTGGCAATGATGTCATCCACAAATTTTATTTCATAAATGTCGGCAATTTCTATTAGAGGATTGGGTTTGCCGTTGGCATCTCTGTTGTTGAGCAATCTCAACTGTTCAGCATTCAATGCTGTTATCAGGCCTGTGCCTATTGTGTTGACTGATGGCTTGGGAGCATTGTTGGCCTTGGTAGGCGCTTTTGTAGTAGTAGGCGGCCCTTGGGGCTTCATGCCTTCTCTGTACTGGGCTATCAATCGCGCTCTGTTGTCGTCGGCCATTATAGTCCTCCTCCGCCAAAGGCCATGCCACTATCATTTACTGTGTTGGGGTCTGTTCCGGCGGCAATAGCAGCCTGCTCGCGCATGGACAAATCGCCCACCTTGACCGGAGGAGCCGATTTGATTGGCGTGTCATTTCTAGTTTTGTCACCTGCTGCCTGTGATGCGGTTTGTTGTTGTATTTGTCCTACTAGGATATCACGCACAGTGGCTCCTGAAAACTGATAGTCAGCAGGTATACTGCCGCGATTGGTTGATTGTCCTGTGTTAGTACTAGGATGCGAACCTGTGATTCTGTACTCAACCAGTTTGGATCCCACTGAGTATTTCAAATCAGTCATGGCAAAAAATATGTATTTTTCCACAGCGGCTCTGCTGTCTGTAGCACCAATGTTTCTAGCAATGGGTTGAATCAATTGACCTTTTTCATCGTATCCGTAAAAACGCACAATCATACAGAACAAGCCTGATGCGTAGTTGGCTTGATCAGCAGGAGGTATAAATCCTTTGCTTTTGTAAAGATCATTCATGGCTGCATACAAATTCGAAGGTAGACTGATGCCATTGGGTTCGCTGATGGTAAATTCCAAAGTTGTGTATTCTGCTGGGCCGCCAGAATCAAGTTTTGCACTATAGGCTGTGTTGACAGAAAAATTGTCAATATAGTAATCCAAATTGAAATACGGACTGCGGCCAGCAGTTCCTGCTAGTGGTCCCGACTCGCCTGGGTTGTACACACCAGTTGTCAAGGGTGCGCCTCCTGATTGCGCCAGTAGATAATAGCCGTTGAGATCTTTTTTGATACTGGTTTGAATTTGATTGTAGGCTTCAGGATCCATGAGATACCAACTGAGTGAGTAGGTATAACTAGGGTACTGGTCTAGAATGTTATCTTGTGACAGAATTGCATTGGTTGGTCCTGCGTATAGTTGATCTAGTCTGTTTCTCAATGCATTTGTGCCCATGGGACCGCCACCTGATCCGCGTTGATCATCTCCGGGCGCCGCGCCGCCAGGACCGCCAGCAGGTGCTGTTATACCAATCACATTGGTTGTAAAAGGATTGGTCTGAGGCACTGCCTGCGTCTGTGAAATCGTTCTAACAGCGGCATCGGTGCCTACAGTAGGTGTATTTTCTGTGGTGGGTGTTGGATTGGCATTGGTACCTGAGCCCGAGCCTTCGGGCACAATTCTGCCAGCAGGGGTGAGTACTTCAACAGCCGCAGGTGGTCGCGTGGAGTTGGCGTTGTTGTCTCTGGCCTGGTTGGCATTGCCTACTACTGCGCCAGCACTGGCCGGGGCAAGCACAGATTTTAATTCTGCTTCCAGTGCCAGGATCTGTCCCGGAATGTTTGCAACCTCGTCTCTGTATCTGGCCAAGATGGCCTGGTTACTTTGTAAATTTGGATTGAGATCTTTTAGGCCATTGCGAGCAATTCGCAATCTATCTCTTAACCGAGCAATTTCGTCGGTGATTTCTTGTGCTGTGGCCATATTTAAAATCCTAGTACATTACGTAGCGTAGAGATCTTGGGCAAGTAAATTTGTACGCCTGCACGGAAATCCAAAGGCGGTTTGGTCAAGGTATTGGGATTGCGTTGGTAAAACACCCACCACAATGTGGGTGTGTCATAGAGATCATAGGCCAGGAGATCAGGTCTGTACTGATAGGTTTGATTTATTATCAAAATTCTATCGTCACCTTGCTTGGGTATGCTACGGTTCTGCCAAGTATCCAAAAAGAACTGGCTGTAGCCTGTGTTGTAGTAGGCAGTGGTTGAATCGTAATCGGCCATTACCAGAATCCTCCTTTGAGTAGATCGCCACGAGCATACTGCTGTAGGCTGAATACCCGGCTGACCTGCTGACGACTTTGCACAGGCAGTAGTGAAATGACCATTTGCATGCGAGTGGGCACGTAAGTAGGTTGATTTTGTCCCAGAGTAGGCGGTGGTGGTCTGCAGGTCTCGGCGCCCTTGCTGATGCCTTGACTGTTGAACAGATTCTGCAGTCGACCCACAGCGCCCGATATGGGATCAGTGGCAGTGGTCTGTCGGTCTCTACGTGTGAGCATGTTGGATCCATTGATGTTGGTTGATCTGGTGCGAATATAGTCCACGTCGGCTGGCAAACTGTAATTGAAACTGGAGACCAAACATGGGTGTGCCGCAAATTGGTACTCGCCTAGTCCGGTAAGGTATACCAAAGGAGGTGGTGCTCCACGTTGAGCATCTTGACCGTAGAACATCTTGGTAACCGAACGGAAAAAATGTATCACTGCCAGCAGGTAGTTGGCCTCTGCGGTGTCTTGCGCAGTAAACACCGCAGTCATATTTACTGCATCTGTATAACTGCTCTTGTAAAAGTATCCCTTGTAGTTGCTGTGTGTGAGTGCATATGAATCATAGTCAGCCTTGTAACTGGTTTCAATTTGCGGCATGTAAGGAAATATCACTCCACTGGTCAAGGCCAAAGGATTCAAAATTCCATTGCCTGGATCGTTGTAAAGATAGTTGGCTCCTGGGGCCAGGCTCAGGCGCACACGCCAGTCGCCGTTGTTGACTGCTCGCTTTTGTGCGGCATACACTGCCTGTTGTTGTGCCAGTGCGCGGCCCACTTGAGTTTGAATTGCTGATGCTTCTGCGGCTGTGACATTGGCAGTGGTTGCGCCAACCACAGTTGTTACCACATTGGCCAGGCTGGCTGTGTTAGCATCAACTGCTGTGGCCGATTTGGTTAAAAAATTCCCAAGATCGGCCTGCTGGGTTGTCAATGGCGAATCCGGCAGTTGTGGGATACCCAGTCTTGCACGAATATAAGGGTCTGTGGGATCTGCATTGCCCAATGCTTGTCTCTGCTCAGGTGTTAGTCCTGCATAAGGATCAGATACTGGAGCCGGAGAATTTGATTCCCCAGTAGAGGCTCTATAACCGGCTGAGTTGGTGTCAATGGTAGCCTCGTTAAACTTGATTGTTTCTTGTGTGGTAGCAATATAGGCTTGATTTTCAGTGATGCTTTGATTCTGATCAAAAATGTTCTGTGCCTGTGCGGCATTTGCGGCTTCAAGTTCTGCACGTCTGGCAGCAGTTAAAGATTCAGAATTGGCCAATTCGGCATTGTTCTGTGCGATAATGCTTTCGCTGTCTGAAATTTTTTGTTGTGCTGACTGAATGGTCTGCGTGGCAGTGGCTATTCCTTCCTGACCTTTTGCAATTTCTGTACCAGCCTGATCGATGTTTGTTAGATAAGGATTTGGATTTTCTGAGTATGCGTTGAGTCTTGCCGCATCAATCACTGCCTGCTGATTGGCTGCGGCGATTGCGGCGCCAGCACCTGTATCAACCGCGGTTGCAGATTTGTTCACAGCATTGGTTTCTGTCAGTGCCTGCGGCGAGTTGGGATCCACAAGGCTGTTGATAAATCCTGGTGTGATATTTCTTGTGAGTTGCGCGGTTTGTGCGGCATCAAGAATAGTTAAACCAAATTCATCTTTGGTAGAGGCTGGATTAGATGTCAATGCCGATAAAGATTTTTGAACAGTGGCTGATTGAGCATAAGGACTAGCCGCTGGTGTTCGAGAGGTCAATGCTGACAAGGATCTTTGTACAGTGCCGACCGCTGATGTTGCTACATCCTTGACAGAATTGAAAAAGTTGCTGGCACTGGGCAGGCTGTTGAGTTCTGAACCTGGCAACTGGGGAATACCCAGTCTGGCACGGATATAGGGATCAGTGGGATCTGCCGTTCCTAAGGCTTTTAATTGCTCAGGAGTCAGTCCGTTATACGGGTCTAATGATACTGTGGTCGACGTTCCTGCCGCGCCTTCACCTGTTGGTGCACCGTAGTCACCGTAGTCTGTGGTGTTTGACACTGTGTTAGGATCGTTGGTAGTTTGATTAGGCCTAGTAGCATCGTTAAAGGCGGCATCACCTGCTAGACTTTGATTTTGTTCCCCAGTGTTGTCCAAGATTTCTTGGCCATACTCGTCACCATACTTGGTCACAGATGCGGGTACGTCACTGGGAAAATCTAGCGGTATTCCTTCAAAGTCATCAGACATGTTTTATTCCTTGAACATGTATTTAACCAAAAAATTAACTGGTCCGTTTATAAAAGGTTGACAACTAGTACAAATGTGTTACACTAAGTACATATCTGAAAGGAATCCCCAGTCAATGACTGCAACTATCCGTGCCACACCCAAAACCAACTATCTCAACAATAGAGATATCCTCAAAGAAATACATCTCAGCAAAAATTCTTATTGTGCCTTCCGAGATCCTGTGATCGATCATCAGTTTGACATAATCTTGCCCTCCGTCAGCAAGATCAATCAAAAGACCATAGCAGAAGCACGCCGCAATCGTGCTGACCGTCTCAAACGTGAAGGCACTATAGTAGATCCTAAAAAAATCCCCAACACAGACGTTGTGTTCCGTATCACCTGCTGGGAACATATACCAATGGCGCCCAAAAAGATCACCAAGGCCGAAGCCAAAAAGCGCAAGTTAGAAGACATCCTGGAACTGGATGATGTCGCAGAAGATCCTCTAGCAGACCTTGTAGAGGAGCCAATCTTGGATCCTACCCACATGCGAGTGAACTTTCCTCCGTTCTGGCACTATCGAATTGACGAAAATAAAGTGCCTTTTGTGGTGGGTAAAAGCCATTGGCGGGGTACACTAGATGCGGGCGAGTTCTGTAAAGATCATGGCAAAATGACCCGAACTTTGGCCAACATGTTTATGAAGTTGTGCGAAAGATATGCTACAAGGAGTAACTGGCGTGGATACACATACAACGAAGAAATGCGGGGACAAGCCCTGCTACAACTGTCTCAAATCGGACTCCAGTTCGATGAATCAAAATCGCAGAACCCTTTTGCGTATTATACTGCCGCTATCACTAATAGTTTCACTCGTATCCTAAACATTGAGAAAAAGAATCAAAACATACGTGATGACATCCTGGAAATGAACGGACTCAATCCGTCATGGACACGCCAGAACTCGGGCAAACACAGCATGGCTGCCATGTCCGGACCGGTTGTTTCTAGTCTTGATGAGTAGTATAATAGGTTGATGACTAACCTATTTCGCAAAGCCGCGGTCTTTACAGACATTCACTTTGGCCTAAAAAGCAACAGTGTTCAACACAACGAGGATTGCCTAAACTTTGTCAAGTGGGCCGTTGCTAAAGCCAAATCAGAAGGTTGTGAGACCTGTTTGTTTCTCGGCGACTGGCACAACAACCGTGCCAGCCTGAACATTGTTACCCTAAACTACAGCCTGCGGGCACTGGAGCATATGAATGACAACTTCGAGCATGTTTTTTTCATTCCTGGTAATCATGACTTGTATTATCGCGACAAACGTGATATACAAAGCGTGGAATGGGCCCGTCATCTTCCGAATGTTACTATATGTAACGATTGGTTTAGTAGCGGCGATGTCGTTATTGCACCTTGGCTTTGCGGAGATGATCACAAACGCATTCCTAAACTAAAAGGTCGGTACATGTTTGGGCACTTTGAATTGCCTGGTTACTTGATGAACGCCATGGTAGAGATGCCGGATCACGGCGAAGTACGCAGAGAAGACTTTGGAAACTTTGAACATGTGTTCACTGGACACTTTCACAAACGACAGACCAAAAAGAACATTACCTATATTGGCAATTGTTTCCCGCACAACTACGCCGATGCCGGAGACGATGAACGTGGCCTGACCATTATTGAGTGGGGGCAGGAGCCAGTGTATCATGCCTGGCCCGATCAACCCAGATATCGTGTGTTAGGCTTGGCCAATATCATCGACAACGCACCCAACTTACTTGCTCGAGACATGCATGTGCGTGTGCAGTTGGACATTGAGATATCATATGAAGAGGCCAACTTCATCAAAGAAACTTACATCCGGGATTATGGCTTGCGAGAGATGGCCTTGATACCCAACAAAAATAGTTCGGTGGACACTGACATGGCGCCCGGCGAAGTCAAATTTGAATCGGTGGATCAAATTGTTACTGATCAGATTACCAACATTGAATCAGAATTTTACGACAATAAATTGTTGTTAAAGATATACCAGACTCTATGACATGGAGACACACACAATTAGGTCAGTCATTGTGTGATCAAGACCAACTGATTTTACAACTGTTTGAACATCACACGGTAAAGTATGTGGGTCAAGACTGGGAATTTGCCAAGTGCTTGAATCAAGACATTCAGTCTGATAATTTGATTCTAATACTAAATCAACCAATCTGGTGTTCGGAATTGATCTCCTTATGCAAAACTCACTTGTCTGAGTCTATCAAAACTTTCTACATCGGGATCAATAGATACTGTATCAAAGGAAACGACACTACCAAAGATTTCGAAATATCTCAACACCAAGGCCAAGACATAGTTGACTTTGTTGGCGATCAACTTCATGAGCATGGATATTCTGTCACAAAGTCAGGCTCATTTGATCAAGACCTTGGCAGATATTTCAACTTTGTGCAACCATTGACATGGCTATATGGATACAAAACAAAAAACACAGATAACTGATCAAAATCGAGATAGTTTTTTCCGTCATGTGTACCATCATCAGACTGACGCCAAAGATCAGTTGGTAGACCTTGATGGTTTAGAAGAATCCACAGTTATTTGCGTTGACTGCTGTGGATGGTATTATAAAACTTTGTTCCCACATAAATCCATCCAGAGTCTGGAAACAATAAAAACCGTAAAAAATTTCAATCTAGATCGTGCCTATTTTGATCGACTGATCGACAACCAGTCTGATGATCGACTTGGCTGGCCATCTATATCTGCCGAGCAGTGTGCTGTGATATTTGACAGATCTCCTTTGCTCAAATATCAAACATTAGATCAGATATCTAGTGTGTTGAACACAGTGGCACACAAGTATACTCCTGCTACGATATTGTTAGAACAAGCATTGAAATTTATTGACGACACAAGATTGGTTGACCGATTTTACCATGTATCGGCCCTCAAGATCAACGGATATGTTGTAACCAAGTTCGTGTATGATCTTGATGCAGATCGTCTCGGTATTTCTTTCCGCAAAAAAGTTCAACTGCCATGACAGATACAATTGCCATTGATTTTGTAGCAGGGACTCATGGTCATTTTCTTGAGACCACCCTGAATCGATTTTTTCGCATCACCCCTGACATGACTGAATCTTTTACTGCAACAGGAACCAGTCATCTCAAAACCAATGAGTACCAACAAAACAAATTGTTTTGGGCCAGGCATTGGTTTGAACTTGAGCCTGTGCATCTAGCAAATTTACAAAAGATCATATCTATTAGATTCACGCAGGACGACTTGCTACTGGTATCTACAGCAAGTTTGTTACGGACTGCGGACTTCAATATCAACAATGATGATCTCGAAATTGACACAGTCAACAAGTTGAGCAACAATTTTTATCAGACAACTTTGGAACAGATTTATGCGGCATATCCGTTTTTGGATCGAGCACAAGTATCCATACCCAGACATGTGCTGAGAGAATTTTATAAATTTGGTTTTAGAAATCCCCACATCAACGGCTATTGGTTGAAACAACAAGCCATGACATATCCCACACACTGCGACATTTGTTTTTTTGATTTTTCTGCTTTTTACGACCTAGACCAGTTGGTTCAAAATATCAAGAAAGTGGAAAAATTTATAGACAAAAAATTTGATTTTTCCCAAGAGTTCTATCAACAGCATGAAAAATTTTTGAGTTTCATAACCTACCACCAGCACAAACAACAGTGCGACCATGTGATAGAATGTGTCAAACACGGCATGGATATCTCTATTCCAAGGCTCACATTGTTTCAAGAGAGTTACATCAATGGCTGTTTGGAAAATATCTACCACAAAGAAATGCCGTTTGATCAGGATAGGTACTTTACTTCTACTAAAGATATGCTATACTATATTACTAACCTTGCTCCAAATTTATGATCCAAATTAAAAATTTAACTGTTCGAAACTTCATGAGTGTGGGTGCGGCCACGCAAGGCATTGACTTTGACCGTAGTGACCTTACACTTGTGCTGGGCGAGAACTTGGACCTGGGCGGTGATGGCTCACGCAACGGCACAGGCAAGACCACAATCATCAATGCACTAAGTTATGCCTTGTATGGTCAAGCACTTTCAAACATTCGCAAGGACAATCTAGTAAACAAGACCAATGGCAAGAACATGTTGGTCAGTTTGGACTTTAGTGTCAACAGCCAAGAGTACAGAATTGAGCGTGGACGAAAGCCAAATGTATTGCGTTTCTACGTCAACAACGAACACAAGGCAGCCGAAGACGAAGCACAAGGTGACTCAAGAGAAACACAGGATGCCATAGAACGTGTGATGAACATGAGTCATGACATGTTCAAACATGTGCTGGCGCTGAACACTTATACTGAACCGTTTCTAAGTTTAAAAGCCAATGATCAAAGAACTATCATTGAACAGTTGTTGGGTATTACACTATTGAGTGAACGTGCTGATGCAATCAAAGAACTTAACAGACAGACCAAAGATGCTATACAGGTAGAAGAGTTTCGCATTCGTGCTGTGCAAGAGGCCAACAAGCGCATCGAAGAACAGATTGAAAGTCTGCGTAAGCGTCAACGTCTTTGGATTACCAAACGTGATGAAGATGTGGGCAAACTAGGACAGGCTATTCAAGATCTCGAACATATAGACATTGATGCCGAAGTACAGGCACATAGAGATCTAGAAGCATTCCATGTCAAGAAGAAAGCCATAGACGATGCCACGCGATACATTCGTCAGATTGATGCAGATGATGCCAAACTTACCAAACTGTTAGACAAACTCAAACGAGAAATTGAAGCACTGGATGCTCACAAGTGTCACAGTTGCGGGCAAGACCTACATGATGACAAACAAGATGAGTTGAAGCAGGCCAAACAAGCCTTGGTACAAGAAACTGCATTACAACTCCTGGCCAACGATACTCAACGAATTGAGCATACTGATACCTTGGAAAAACTAGGTGAACTAGGCTCTGCTCCTACTGTGTTTTATGATACATTAGAACAGGCGTTGAATCATCGCAATACTGTAGAAACCTTACGCAAGGATTTGACCACAAGGCAAGCAGATGTGGATCCCTACGAAGAACAAATCACAGACATGCAAGGACAAGCATTACAAACAGTATCATATGATACCTTGAACGAACTCACTAGAGTGCAGGATCATCAAGACTTCCTACTCAAACTGCTGACGTCAAAAGATTCGTTCGTACGCAAAAAGATTATTGATCAGAATTTGAGTTATTTGAACGCAAGACTCACACACTATCTGGATCGTATTGGATTGCCACACACAGTGAAGTTCCAGAACGATCTCACAGTGCGCATCGAAGAACTGGGCCGTG